TTAGCATGTAACTTAGACGCACCTTTGAGTTCTTTTATGAGTTTTCTTTTTGCCGCTACACTTAATTCTGCCATTATTCTTCCCTATCATCTTGGTTATACAGATTATCAAATGTTGTATATGAGTCCATATAACTATCATGTTTTTCTGCTGAATGCACCCACTGACTTGGTGAAAAGTCTGGTGGACCATCCCCTACACGCCAAAGTGCTGGATTTGTTGCTCTAACTCTGTTATTTGGTAAAGCTACAAAATTGCCAGTATATTCACCTGCGTCAGTCAAGTATAGCACATGACTTTGCTTATGTTGTGCCGAATCATCTGCAATACTGTGTTCAGTATAATCAACCGTAAACATGTAAGTTCCTGTATGAAATTCTCCGTCTATTTTGCATATCCAGGGAGAAGAACTTACTCTGTCTAAAACTACAACTGAATGATGATGACTTAAACAATCCCAAGGTTGTGCTAAATGATCCTCCATTGGTGTAGGCCATTCATCTAAAGGAACATCAGCAATTAATGCCTGTATGGGCATACGTGCCCACATAGCTCCACCATGTATATTCTCATCTGGATAATCATCCAAATCTGTTTCGCAACCCGTAAATACAACCTGAAATGATAACGACCTATCTGGGATTGTGTTGACTGCAAAAGCTAATGCATGCAGATATTCACCATGATATTTTTGATGATTTGCAGTAAATTCTTTTCTTACCCAACATTTGAACTGCGGTATGTTAGAAATTAAATATGACATAGTTCCCCCTTATGTCTGAAAATTAAATAATTAAGCACCACCTCTAGATTTGTATTTAGATGCTTTGCCGCCTCTTGCCATATATTTAGAAGCCTTACCACCTTTTGCCATATACTTAGAAGCTTTGCCGCCTTTAGACATGTATTTAGAAGCTTTGCCGCCTTTTGCCATAGATTTAGCACCTTTAGCATAATATTTAGTTCTCTTAAACATTTTTTTTCTTATCTCCTAACGTATCGTAGTAACTTTTCTACGATTGTTCATAACAGCTCCACAACCCTTTGCTATGATGCCACCGCTTTTTAGTTTAGCACGATTTTGCTTAGACATGGCTCTTTCAATAGCCATTCCTCTTTTTTTCTCATAAGAAGAAAGCTTGCCATCTTTATTTAGATCTGCTTTTTCTTTATTTTTCAACATATTTGATCCTCCCGATCTTAATGAAACTCTAGCTTTTTTTGTATTTGCTACTACTGTTTTACCTTTAGCTCCAGCAGCTTTCTTTTTTCTAGCTGTTTTTGCTCTTTCAGATTTAGATAAACTTCTTGCTTTAGCAGCTGGTAAACAACGATCTGGATTTTTTTTATTTTTACTAGTACCACATGGTCCTTTAATTGAACCATCTGTCCCAATACGTACCCAGTTTTGTTTTCTCCAGTCTGCTAACTGTCCCACTATCTTAACCTATTACTCATAACAATACCTTGTCCTCTAATAGGCCCACCAAACCTTTTACCTTTACGTTTCCCACCTTTTGCTTTCTTTGCATAGTTTGGATCTTTGCAATACTTTGATGCAGCCATATTTGCATAAGCACTGGGATATGTATCAAAAGTTCTTTTTGCCCAAGCTTTACCCTCAGGGCATATCTTTCCTCCACTTTTTGTTTTTTTAGCCATTTAACATCTCCATTGTCTGCGTGACCAATAATTAGCTTTTGTTCTATCGCTACCCAAGCTTTTACTGCGTGCACAATATGCTTTTCTTTTTTTTGGATTATTTGGATGTGCGCCTAATTTAGGATCACCAAAAGTTACTCTTTTTATTTTTCCAGAACTGGGAACACGTACAAAGACTTCCCTAGTTTTTTTACCATACCCAGGAGAACCTTTACTGATTCTCCTAGGTTTATTTAAGGTTACAGTTTTGCCTTTGTACTCTGCCATTCATCAATAATTTTTATTTAACACTAAAATGATTGAATAAGCGTCGCCGCTTGAATGACCTACTGTTGTAAAGTCTATGTCTCCGGTTACTCCTGAGCCTGCATTATTAGGTATGCCGCTAAATCTGTCGTCATAGTATTCATCACCCGTACTGTCAGCAGGCAGCGGAATAGCTAAAACATTAGTAGTTGCATCAAATTCTATATCAACGGCCATACCTCTGGTTGCCCAGTAAATACGTGCTATTGATACACTGGTACAAGATTCGCCAGCACTGTTTGTTGTTAATGCCGAAACATCAACCTTTTTAACAGATGACTCACCTGTACCGTCAGATTCATTTGTAAACTTTAATACTGCGACTCTCTCACCATCTTGAATAGTTTGCGAGGTTACTGTATCTGCCATAATTGCCTCCTGTTATTAAGCGTCAGCAAATGGAGTTACTATAGTGCCTGATCCTAAAACTATACCTTCTACAGCATATTTAGCACTAGCTATAGCAGTACATCTTACTATACTACCTGCTAACCCACCTTGTGTAGATCCGTTCATAGTTAATACATCATTAGAAGCACCTGAGATAAACACTTTACCTGATGCGTTGTCTTTACCTACGTAAACACCACCTACAAATTTATCGGTTCCATCAGATTTAATATCTAAATCAGTAGCTGCGGTTACAACAACAAAAGTAAAGCTTGCACCTAAATTATTTAATTGATTAGGATCATCGTCTCTATCGGGTGCTGTAGCTACTATACTTGGTAAGGTAAATTTACCGTCAGCATCATTACAAAGTAAAACCTTACCAGCATGATCTGCTACTGTAAGGGTTGTATCTGCGGTTAAACTAACTACGTTAGCATTACCTGCTGAAATAAATCCTGCTAGTGACTTGATAGGACCAGAGAATGTCGATTTTGCCATAATTTCCTCCTGGGAAATAAGTTCTACCGTCTTGGCTTGTCTGCTAGGTCAGTCTGTAGAACAAGTTAATATATCCTAGAACTAGATCATATACTTTATTTGAAAAAAAAGAAAGGGAGCCGAAGCTCCCTTAAAAAATTGTAGTTGAGTAAGAAACGCTACAATAAATCGTTCCTATTAAGCTCCTTGAGAACCGTAAACGGCTCTAAAGTTTGAGTATCCGAATGAGTATCTTTCTCTAGCTTTATATCTCATGTTACCGGTATCGAAATCACCCTCTAATGCGGTTTGCATTGGAGATCTTTCAAAATACTTAAACCCGTCTGGGCAATCGGTTTTAATGAAATATGCATCTGTATCAGTTAGATAGTGGTTTACAACATATCCATTTGGAAGCATTGAATTCATATTATTGATAGCGTTAATATCATTATCTGAAGTCGCAGTTCTACCTGGAGATTGAAGTAATCTATCAGCAACAAACACTAACTGTGGTGGAACAATAAGTTTCATTCCTCGAAGAGCTATATTAAGACCTCTATCATCTGTAAATGTAGAGATTCCAATAAGATTATCTTCAAGAGATGTCTCATTTAAGTCCGCCATAGTTGTTGCTCTGTTTGCTAAAGAGCCACCGCCGCCTAGTGGATGGTCTGTTGCAATCAAAGACTTACCATCACCACCAGCTACACTAAACGCATTGTTTAGTACCGCTGCTGCTTTGATTTGCTTTGTATTTGCCATAGACCTAGCTAATGCTTTGGTATATCTTGCACCTAATCTATCATAGAGATTATCTTCAATTGCCTCTTCTGTTAAAGCAAAAGCAAGAGCCACTGTTTCGTGGGAGTAACGTGAAGTATAGCCTTCGTTAGCGTTATCAAATCTGACACCACTACCTTCTGCTTTTACTTCTGCATTACCAAACCCTACGATAAGAGTCTCTTCTTCAAATGCTCTATCTGAAGATTCACTTTCAAATATCTCTAGATGCTCAGCCTCATAACGAGAATATTCCATACCGAATAAGGCGTTCAAACCAGGCTCTAATTCTTTCGCTAATTGCGCTCTATTTATTGCCATTTATTTATACTCCTGTTGGATCGACATAGAAGTGCTCATTAAACTTGACTACTACATTCACGTTTGCTGAACCCGTTGTACTGTTATCTGGATCACTGGAAAAGCCCATAATTCTGAAAGTCGCAGACGTTGCGGCTGTTGTACCAGACAGTTCCACAGCTGACATACCAGTTTTGGTAGAGCCAGATGTGTAGGAAATATCTGCGTTCAAACCGACATCAGTTTGCGCTGGAGAACCTGCACTTTGAATCTCAAATACAGCATGTGGGTCATCATGCACGAATGCAACAATATCAGACGAAACAGTACCATCAGGGTAATGAGATTTAAAGACTACATCTCCATTAGAATCTGTAAATCTACAACCTCTAAATACTCCAAGGGCTTCATCACCAGCTGCGGCTACTAAAACAGTACCTGCATTGGTCATTTTTACTAAGTCGCCTGAAAAAATGTTCCCTGATGCGCCTGAAGCAATCTCGTATTCAGTTACACCGTTAGATGTAGGTCCTGAACCAAGAGCACCAACAAGTCTGACACCAAATGGGGCATTCTTATTTGCCATAATAAATCACCTATATATTTAAAATGTATATTTAGCGATCAACTGCGTTGACCACCGCCAAAAGTAACTTTGCTAGTCCTCTCTGGATTTAAAATCGGAGAGTTTGGATCTGATTCCTTGAGTAAGTCATTATCAACAGCTGATTGTTGTGTTGATGCACGTTTACGAAAGTAGGAGTTCCTTTCTTCACGAGTCTCGTTAGGAATTTTAGCCAATAGCAAACCACCAACTGCTACAACTCCTGCATGCTTACCGTTCTCTATAGTAGGAAGTTCAAAATCAGGCAACTCTTCAGAACGTACAAGGTCAAAGCCCTCACGCATTCTTGAAGTTACATTCTTTTTATCTTCCGAACCAACGAGTTCGGCACGTATCCACCTGTAAGTATAACCTTCAGGTGCAGGAGGAGTATCCAACATTGATGGTGGGCTCCAAGGTTTGCGAGCTTCTTTACTAGCTCGAGTGTCAGCAGAACGTGATGTTCTGTTTTGTTTGTCAGTATTATCTGTCATATCTATTACCTTTTAACATATTTTGCGTACTCTTTCAAAGGTACGTTTAATTTTTTTGCCATAGAAACTTCACTAGGAGACAACTTTACTTGTTTCTTACCAGCTTTTCCTACGGACCTATTAGCCGAAGCTACCTTTTGTTGAGGTTTTGGTTTAACCGCTACATCATCAAACTTATCTGGATGTTTTACTCGCATTCTTGAGTCTACTTGCTCAAAGTATTCTGGCGAACCTTCTACATAGCCTTCACTTACAAGCTCTCGGTCAATAACTTGTGCGCTGTTATACATCTCTTCGTCTTTTAAAAACCAGTCATTTTTTTGTATCCAAGCTTCTGTAGTCGGATGGATACCAGGCACTTGTGGTTGAACTGGCTGTTGTGCTTGCACTTGTGCTTGTTCTTGTTGTGCTTGAATTACTTGCAAATTTTGTGTCACATTATTTTCTTGCACAGCTATTTGCGACAGCACCTCTTGCGCTTTGGCAACTTTGTCATAGTCCGAACTTTCGTGCGCTTGTTTAAGAGCCTCTATAGCTTGAGCTTTTTGTGCCATTAATCTATTTTGAGATTCTGAATAAGTTGATTGTTGCAAAGTCTGGGCTTGTTGCTGTAATACCTGATTTTGTCTTTGGACTTCTTGTGCATATTTTGCTGCATAATCTTGACCACGTTCTGCTTCCCGCAATTTACGAGTAAGAGTGTTTATACGTTTTTGAACTTTGTCACTATATTGATCATGCTCATCAACTGCTTCTTCTGTCTCTGACTCAACCGGTTCAGGCTCTGGAGCTACCTCAGCTTCAGGTTCAGCTTCGACAACATTTTCTTCATCTAGCTCTACAACCTCGCCTTGGTCAACTACTTCTTCTTGTACTTCTTCTTGTTTTATTGCTTCTTCCATTTTTCTCCCTATACTGCAAGAATGTCATTAGGATCTAAGATGGTGGCTATTACCTCATCATCGTTGATAATCCGACATTCGGATTCATCACCAAGCTTAAAGCGTGCGCCAGCATACCTGCCTATTAACACCCATTGTTTTTCCTGACACCAAGGCTTATCAAATCTTGATTTGTCGCTATAGCAATCAGGCCCCATCTTTACAACATACCCCACAACTGTAGCTAGTCTTTCTCTATCTACGTGTGATTGCACTAATTGAATACCACCATCTGTTACGCCTTTGCCAGCGTACGGTAATATCAACATACGCCAACCAGTTGGTTGTGGCATACGATCTAAAATTGATTGTTCTAATAATGTTGGATCAAGCACTCTTGCTTCTTGTGTTACATAAGGCAAGTCTTGACTCGGTTGTTCGTCTTGTGTATTGGTTTCTTCTGCTTGTTTTGCTTTAGCTTCTTCGGCTTCGATTTCTTTGGCTATATGATCAGGAACCTGTATCTTTGATGTCATCTTGTATTACCCTTCCTAGCAGTTCTCTAAAAATATTTTCTGCGTCGGCTAGAGAACTGTAGCGCCCTCGCAGATATTCATATTGCGCATGGTCTTTACACCCTGCGAGTAAAGTGTCCTTTACATCCTCTCTTCTTAGTTCTAGTTCTTTTAAATACTTTTTACTAAGCCAAGCTTCGGACATCAATAAACACCAGAAAATTTACCACCGAATTCAGCAGCACCCATACCTCTTGCTTTGCCTTTGCCCATACCTGGTTTTGGTTTGACATTAGCTGCAAAAGATCCAGCGTTACTTTTCAGGGGTACATTTCCTTTGTTGCCGTAGCTATTTTTATTAACTAAGACCTTTGGTGTTTTTTGTTGATTTACTTCTGTACGTTTTACCATGTGCTTAATTATGGATGGTTAATTTATTTTTTGCAATACCTATTGTCTATTTTGTAAATCTATATTTTTAAATAAACGTTGCTGATCTAATCTTGCTCGGGCTGTATCATCTCGCATTTCAGCAATATCTTCACTCAGTTCAATACGTTCACGATCTATTTGCGCACGTCTTGCAGAGTCTTGAGACTTACGCTGCTCTTGGGCAATAAACTGCTGTTGATCTAAGGCTAGTTCCTGACCTTTTAGAGCCAACTCTTGTTTACGTATTGCTACTAATGGATCTTCATCAGCAGGTGCTGATATTTTAGCGGTATAGTCAGCAATAAGCTCAGCCATAATTGGTGCTGAGAATTGTGCCAATATGTTATTGGCTTCTTGCACTAAAGGTTGTTGCTGTGCAGGAGAGACTTGTTGTGCTTGTTGTTGTAGCTGTTGAAACTGTTGTAGGGTCTCTGCTGGCATTTGTTGTTGAGCTATAAGGTCAGCTTTCATTTGTAGGTGTTCCATTATATGAGAATGGATTAAAGCTTGAACTTGGGCATTCATTTGAACGGGCGGAGTATTGAGCAGCGACATGTGAGTAGCAATATGAGCATCATGGTTTTGGTTGGGGAACGCCTTAGCCACATTGCCTAACAATAGCTGATTATTCTCAAACCCCGCCTCGACTGGTTGCGGCTCACCACTTGGCGGTGGTGTTAATATCTGCTCAATATTATCAACCCCAATCGCAGCATACATGCGTTTATACGATTCATAGATACCACTTGGACCGTGTACCTCTGGATTAGATTGAACCAACTGCATCATTTCTTGTGCCATAGCTATTCTTTGTGACTGACTAAAAATGTCAGGATTAGAAACTGGGAATATATCTACCCGTTCATCAAAATCAGATAACTTAACTTGGTTGTTACCGCCAGCTACAGCGTAGGGATACTCAGGCGGTAAATATTCTTGGAATACATCAGCCAAGATCTGAAACTCTTTGCGTTGTGAATTATGTAATCTTTTATGAATTGCTGAGAGCACCTTGGTAGAACGTTCTAATAACGCTAAGGTTGTGCCTACAGGTGCATTTGGATTGCCTTGCCCGACATTTATTTCTGCAATAGAGGCAAATCTTTGTCCTGAGGTAACTAAAATATTGAGCAAACTTAGCAACGTACCGCTTGGCTCTTTAAATGGTAGTGGTTGGATAGATTCTCGTAACGATCCACCTGGAGCATCTACATCTCTAAACTCACCTGGCTGTATTGGTGTATCTTCATCTCTAATTCTAATACCACGGGTTTTAAAACCAGCAGGTAAGTTAGCTAGGGTACCAGCATCAATTAATTGTCGTAAAATTGAGGTAGATGCTTTTGATAAACCGCCAATCATGTGAGTTAATCCAAACCCATAGAATCCTAAACCGGGTAAAAACTTAAAATGCACAAAATACTCAATCTTATTCTTCAACGGGTCAGTTTCAGCGTAATTACGGTAAATACTAAGTATATTGTTGCTATTACTATCTATTGTGACGATATATGGCAGTTTAACCCCTGTTACATTACCCTCCATATCAACATCTTCAAAGCCATCAATCTCTAAATTACAGTGGACTTCATACAATACCGAGACTTCGCCAGTATCATAACCAGGCTCCATACCTGATAATTCTTCAATTTCTTCTTTAGCGTCACCATATTGCTCAGCACTACCACCGTAGGAGACATCTACCTTGCGATAAAAACCCATAGCTTGCATTTTTGCTACTTCATTCTCTGGCATTTTGACCACATTAGTGATTCTTGGGCAGGTTTCTAAATCAGTCGTGAAATAAGGCACAATTAAGTCCTCTGGAGCAATAAATTTAGATACTGCACGCCCTAGCGACTCATCATAATAGATTTTTTTGAAAGCAGACCCTGCTAAGGGTAAGTAAAACAACATTTGATCAAGTTCTTCGTCGTATTCTTCCATCACATGAACTATTTGATAGTTCATAAAGTCAGAAACCCGCTGAGCTTGTTCTTCTAAAGCAGCATCATAACTGCCAACTACTTGAGTTTTAACTGGGCCGTTAGCTGGGAGCAGTTCTTTGTAGGCTTGCGCCTGGAAATTGGTGACAGCTTCACCTAGGAGTGGATGAATTACACCAGAAGCACCTTCAAAGGGCTCTGATCTGTCTTGATCAAATTTCATACCAAGATATTTCAGGCCATCAGTATAAGTTTTTTCCCAATCCTCACGTGATGCTTTATCTTTCTCTATACCGTCACGTAATGAATTTGCAATTTGGCTAAGCTCACCTTCATCAAGAGCTTCGGCAAGGTTGCTGTCAAAGCCTGGGGCAACTGGTTCTTCAGCACCAACTAAGACAGCACTGCCATCCTCTTGTATTTCAAAATCTTGTTCGCCGCTTTCTTCGATTGCTTCTAAGGCAACCGTCATATCCTCTGTACCTTCGAGTTGTACTTCCGGTTGATTATTTTGTTTTTCTATTGCCATTAATAATATGCCCTCTTAACTGGAGGTCTTGCGTCCTCTAAATAGTCATCGTGTAATGAGACTAACCCTCCTTCTCTAAAACGCATCAACGCTTGAGTCATAGTATCACATAAATCGTCGTTTTTACCAAAAGGGAAGGCTGCACACTCTTCAATCATATCGTCGGCAAACTTACGCTCAGGTGCGTAGACTAAACCAGACTCAAAAAGTGGTGCTACCGAATGCATACGGGTTGATTTATCGTGTCCTCTGGTGGGTGAATAATTAACCACAGGAATACCAAGTCGACGCAACTCATGTGTTAACGGCGTACCTGATGCTTTTGCTTCAATTAACGTCATATCAGGATCCCAGTATTTATATTCTTCAAACGCTATACGTTTGAGCTCAGGAAAGTCCCAACGACCACGTTGGCAATCAAGCAAAATAATTGAATCTGGTTCATCTGGTGTAGGTTGAAAGACACCCCAAGTAGATATAGCCGAGTAGTCAGCGTTTTGTTTTTTAGAAAAAGCCGTATCATAACTTTGAATTATATATTTAACTGGCGGTAACGATTCATTTTTCCAAGGCTGCCACCATTCTCGCTTGATAATTGAACCTTCTTCGGCGGTAGGAGTTTGCATCCACTGCGCATTCCACTTTTGCGTTGGCAGGGAGGCTTTTACTTTTTCTAATTCTTCTTTGTCCCAAAATTCTGGCCAACAAGGGTTACCGGATTCAAACATAGCAGGAAACTCTACAATATCCCACTGGTCTGCTGTCGCTTCTTTTTGACCCTCTAATAAACGTGCCGTTAAATCTAAGGCACTCCAACGAGTCATCACTAAAATAATAGCACCTTTTGGTTGTAAACGCTGCCTAGGACCAGAGGTGTACCATTCCCAACAAGCATCCATAGCTGTTGGACTAAGAGCATCTTGTTCGGAGTGCGGATCGTCAATAATTAATAGGTCAGCACCACGACCAGTAATAGCACCACCTACACCAGCGGCAAAATATTCACCACCTTTATCAGTCTCCCAACGTCCAGCAGATTTTGAATCAGCTTGCAGTTTTACATTTTCAAAGATACGTTTGTACTCGTCGGTATCCATCATGTTTCTTACCTTACGACCAAAGCGTACAGCAAGTTCGCCAGTATGAGTCGTTTGCATAATCTTACGCTTAGGTTGTCGACCCATAATCCAGGCTGGAAAATAGGTAGAACAAAATTCAGACTTGGTATGCCTTGGTGGCATATTAATAATCAACCGATTACATTTACCCTCAGCAACCTCTTGGAGTTTCTGAGCAAAGATCCTGTGGTGGCGACCACAAATAAATTCTGGCCACATGTAATTTACAAACTCTAGAAAATTACCTTGACACTCTTTTTGTTGTTGCAGTAATTGCAAACGCTCTTGTAGTTTTAGAGTTTCTCGTATTTCAGAATCAGACAGGTGTGAAAAATTTGGGTTGGTCATAAATACTAATTAGTAGCAATACCCGATCTGATGTAATCACCCAAGCCAAAGCCTCTATTTCTATCGTAAACCATTTCTAACTCTGCCTTAGTCTTATTTAAACTATTTAGATATTTATCAGCAGCTCTTTGTGCTGGCATACCATCATAGGGTACGTTAGCTAACTCTCTTTCATAATTAGCTCGTTGTCTTCTAAATTTTTTAATTAACTTATCAACACGCTTCATAATTGTTGCTGGAGCTTGAGCTTTTCTAACAGGACTAAAAGCCATAGCTGCAACCCCTCCAATACCCTGACCACGTAAGCCAAGGTTATCCACGATTTGTCGTGTGCCAGGATTGAGCATTTGATATAAGGGACCGCCAAATGCACTACGCATTTCTGAAGGTGGTATAGGTTCAGCTATTGCGTTAACGTTAGCTACTGTAGGCCCACCTCTAGCTAGTTTTTTAGTTGTTTTAGCAGCTGTTTCGCCTATTTTATCTATAGCTTTTTTATCTACAAACATATTAGTAGGTTTGATATTGGTTAAATCTGCAACAATCTCTGATTCATCAAGCGCTGTATATTCAAAGCTATCAAAGTCGGAGGTAACAGAATAGCTATCAGCTACTTCATCTAAAGCATTACCATAATCATAACCATCATCCACTAAATCATCTATAAGGTTGGAGTAAGTATTTTCTGCGTGACTGCTATTCCAACTTCTCCTACTAAAATTATCTAAGTTGTCATAAATAGCAGGCATGTAAGCATCCACTTTTTCTACCGGAATTTTATATTCTAAAACTACAGGTTGCCTAACAAGTGTTTTAGTTTCATATTTACCAGCTGCCGTTAATGGGTCTAAAGAATCAAAAAAACTTGCTGTTTGACCTGGTTTTAACACGCTACCAGTAACTTCAGATTGTTGGATGGCCATTTTTTTAGCATGAAATGGATCTAAGGTTGTGCTCGTTAAACCAACATCTGGTTTTAATTTATTGGATTCTGCAATATTTAAGTATCGATATAAAGTTACATTATTGTCTTTATCAACTAAATTGTTATCTTTAAGGTATTTGATAGAGTGTTTTTTTATCAAAGGATTGTCTTTTACAACACCTGCAAAATTTTCTTTCGTATTCATTTCTTTAGTTGATTTAACCCAATCATTAATATTATCTAGCTCATCAACATTTAGCCTAATATCTTGCAACCGCTCACTTGCTTTTTTTAATGTTTTACCAGCTTTTACTGCTTTACCTGGTGGAGTCGCACCAGCTACATAATCAACAAAAGCTAAAGGATCTTTAAAATCTGGAGTTGGTAAAATAAATTCTTTGACTTTGCCTGCAAAACCAAAAGCTTGTTTAAGATTTTTAACAATTGGATCACCAAACCTAGGATCAACATACTCTCCACCTGCGAAGGGTTTAGTTGGATCTAAAGGTTCTACTATTGACTCTGGAGGATCGAAAGTTTGATTTGCTACTTTCCCGTTGCGCTACCACCAAAACGCATATTGAGGCCTGCCACAGGCATAGGCATATTAAAACCTTCGATTGCAGCGGCTTGCTTACTAAGCGGTAATTTATCTTGATTTTCTACAATATCTTGCTGCGCTTTGTCAATTTCATTCGCAATTCTTTGTGCTTCAACAAAATTATTATTGTCTAAAGCTTCTTGATACATTCTTAATAATCTTGTGATTTCAAATTTTAGACCATCAATATTACCTAGAGGAAAATCTGGTCTGGGGTTAGCGTCTAGTGGTTCTGTTATACCGCCTGCTGCCATCATCATAGGCTCTTGAGGTGCTTGCATCTGTATTTTTAATGCCTCTAATTTATTTATTTGATCACTTAAAACTTTAGCTGCTGCTTGATTGCCTTTATTTAATTGAAATTCATATTGATCATAAAAAACTTTTATAACATTTTCTAATTGTTCAGGACTGTAAATTTTTGATGAACCATCATCGTCTTGAAAAAGCCTAAAACCTATTGCAGCATTTGCAGCATCCATTGCGTCTCTTGGGATTGTTTCTGCTTTTGAAGGACCTCCCTCGGCCATAGACATACGTTGCTCACCTGCCATAAGTGCATCTATATCAACACCTAAGATAGCGGCAGCTTGGTCAAGCTCCTCTTCGGTTATGCCGTATTGTGCTAGGAATTGTTGGATCTTTTCTTCAGACATACCTTGATTTACCAACATCTGAATTATTTGAATGATCTGCATGAGGGCTCCTTGTGCCTCTTGCATTTCAGCGGGACTGAGTTCTGCTTGTGCAGGTGCCATTGGCGCAGATAAATCACCCCCCATAGGAGTCCCTACCATCATAGGAGCGGGAGCTACGTTAGGCATCATCATATCTTCTTCCATAAACACCTCTAAATTGGGCGTAGCTTTCGAGGTAATATTTTGGAGGTGAAAGCCACACCCGTTTAACTTTGAATAATTGTAGCACTAAAAAACCGTAGTGTGGAAGGATTGTGTAAAAATTGGTAATTGTATGTGAGAAACCTTGTGCAAGTATGTGTATATATATACTACCCAAAATCTAGGGGGTCGGGGGTCAAAAAATAGCTATTTGTGTGTATAAAATGGACCCTATAGGGGACCCGCTATAACTGTAACTTATAATGTGGATCTTTTTGGATCTCCGCTTTATAAGTGTAGCTTATATTACAGGCTAGGATCCTGTTAGGATCTAAGCTATCTTTATAAGTTTCGTGAATGTTTGAGATCGCAGCACAAATAAAAAAGGGAGCAGCAGCTCCCCTTCTTTGGTCCAGGCGGTTAACTAATCATAAGATCCTGGCATGATCTTATTCACGATCTGTTTAAGATGATCTGCTTCATATATCCTGTCTTCATCTATTAAGTTGTGTATGATCATGTTAACTATTCTTGGCTCAAGTTCTAGCAATAACTCCAGATAACAATCATCACATGCTGTTATGGCCCTCTTAGCTCCCACCCAATCGCTTTGATTTAGAGCTTTGACCAAAGCAACCGATCTTGTGCCCGGCATCCCTCTATCAATTAGAGATACCGCTAAAAACATATTACCGATCTTGTCATCTGTTATATATCCAAGTTCAAAACTTGCTCTACCTGTTCCTCCGCCATTATTAAATTTATCTTGTAGTTTCATATTTCTCCTAATTAAAATTACCTGTTTCAAAGTTCGGACATTTATCCAACTTTGCAACCCTCTCATCTTGTTCCATATCTTCGCAGACTGTATATAGAGATACATCTAATAATCTATATGCTTGATACCTTAAAGCTGATCTAACAACGCTTAACCCAAACTCTTTTATCATCAATTCAACCTCTGCTCGGTTGAGTTTGTGTTGTTCTATAGCATTATAAAAAAATTCTAGATCATCACTTCTAACGCTGTCTACGTTGTTTCTATTAAGCATCATATTAATGATGTTTAACTTACAGTTTTTATCAAACCTTTTGTTTTGTGTTGTTTTATCTTTCATGTGTAGTCCCTCCCAAATATTCTACCTGTTTGACTTAACCATAATGGAGTATTAACTGTATAACCGCATGTATGACACTTACCGCCTTCTTTATGTCCAAGCTCAGGATCAACGGCAAGGAAGCCGTCATAATCGCTACACTTAGGACAATCAATATATCCGCTTCTATCTTTCATAACTAGCAGACCTCCAACTGCTCAATATCTTGAAATCTATCAAGATCAATCAAATACTTGACCGCTTCTTTCCAATTCTTGAAAGGTCTTTCGGTTTCATAATTGTGATTCTCTATAATATCTTCGTTAGCATATCCGAAGCTATCGGTATAAGCCATTAAGACATTATCCTCATCTTTTAATGTGCCGTAGCAAGATACTTCCTGACCCTTATATTTTATTATTGTTTCTTTCATAACGTTAATTACCTCTTTTAATGTGTTAAGTGACCATTATACACCCTTTATACTAAATGTATTAATTATTTTGTGTTTTTGTATCTGCTTTTTTTTGGGGAGTAGGTGCGGGTGAGGGAGGGTATGCTATTAACCCCCGCAAATAACAGCATATATGATCATTAGTTATTTTTTTAATATTCAGCATGTATTATCTCAACCATAAAAAAAGGGCGTATATAACGCCCTCTAATCGCACACATTAAACGCTTAATTATAATCTATCCAAATATGCAAAGTCTGGTGCAAAGATTCCAAAACCGCCCCAATCTTTATATATATTTACTTTATTATCCCTAATAAAATCATCTTTAATTTTAAGAGCATATCCTCTTGGATCACCATTTAAGAAAATAGCTTCATGTCCTGATATACCTAAAAGATCAGTTAAAGTATCAATAA